ACTGCCGGGCGTAGAGGTTCTGGTCGCCGCTGACGGCGTTTGGGAGGATATATTGCACCCGGTCCGTTGCCTCCAGGTTGGCAATCAACCGGGGCACCCGCACGCCCCCGCCAAGCGTCGGTGCGCCGGTCAGGGAGAACCGCGTGCTGGCCCGGTCGACCGAAGAGAAGCCGGCCCGGCTGCTGATCGTCGGCCGCTGCGCGGGAGCCTCGTCACTCGTTTCCAGCAAATCACTCTTGGGTCGGCTGGAGACGAGCGTCGGGTTTCCAAAGAAGCTGATGTTGTCCCCGATATTCCGCACCAGGCGGTCGTGCTTCAGGATGTGCGCCTCGTGTCCGGCAAAGTCGCCCGTGGCATCCATGCCGGTTGAACGCATCCAGTTGAAAGCCTCGACCGCCGGGATGAACCCCAGGGAGTTCTTGGTCGTCCGGCGCCTGCCGGTAATCGTATCGATCGGGAACGGCGTATCGAACGCCGGCTTCTCGTCAGAAATGATTTCGACGATCTCGTTCCGCTTGACCGAGAGCCGCACGTACTGCTTCTTGGACCCGCCCGGCTGCTGAAGAGCTGCGGCGCCGACGCCGACCCGGGTCTGGTACGTGTAGATCAGGTCGAGCTCTTCCAACTGCTGGTTGGAGTCGTAGTAGGCCCTGTAGTTGTCCCGGTTGAACCACATGATGCGGTAGTCGCTACCGACCGGGCGGAAGAACCACAGCCCCTTGCCCTGGGAGATGAAGTCGTCAACGATCCCTTCAAGCCGTTGGTCGATCTCGTTCTCCTCGATCAGCTTCTCCAGGAACGGATGGCGGAATCCGTAGGTGTCCGTCCGCGGGTAGAACTCAATGCCCTGCCGCAGCATGAACAGGCGCATCTGGGCAAGGTGCCCGGACACGATCGTCGTGTCGGCGCCGCTGTCGCTCTTTCGTTCGCGGGCCGCCTCGAGGATCTGCTCAAAGCGGCCGGGGTCTTGTTGAGCCATGAACGCATCCTAGGGATAGCACCGGTGCCAGACACGTCACTCGATGCTGGTTTTGCCGCTCACTCAATGTGGATCTTGCCGCGCCGACAACTCTGGTCCAGCAAGATCTGGAGGGCGTCGGCGCAGTCGTCGTGCTGGCTGTTGCCCAGGTTCACGATCTCGTCAAAAACCACGCGGAAGTCCCGGTACTTGTTGAAGACGACCTTGCCTGTCTCGAACAGGCCCATCACGCCGCGGAACCGGGCAAGCTTGTCCCCTCGGACACCCGACACCGGCGAGACGCGCAGGTTGAACAGTGGCTGGCGGACCAAGCTGGACTCCCGATGCGCGATCCGCTTGAAGTCGCCCTCGAACGACTTCTGATAGGCAACGGCCTCCGGCCAGATCGTCACGTCCGAACCGGTCGGCAGGTAGCGGCCGTCCGAATCCTGGTCCAGCAGGTTCCATTCATGCAGCAGCTCGCACAGGGCCTCGACCTTCTCGATGTTGCCCATGCTCTTGATCCGCCGTTTGTCGATGACGTAGAAGGTGTCTCCGTCCAGGCCGCCCAACATGAAGACCGTGAAGTCGTTGCGCTCCTTCAGGCCGGACGAGAGGTCCATGCCGACGCCAATTAAGTCGAATTGATCGGGAATCTGCCCGCGAACAAACAGTTCTGGCGAGATACCCAGCTCGGTGGAGCGGACCGCGCGGTTCATGTACTGGTAGGCAAACGAGACCCGGTCTTTCTCCTGGAGGTCCATCAGGTACTCCAGTGACCACCATTCCGGCCAGTAGGACCGCGGCACGCCCTCGTCGTCGTACATCAGCGCCGCTTGGACCATGACCTTCCAGCCGTTGCGCTCGATGAACGTCGTCGCAAAGACGTCGTCGAAATGGAAACGAGTACCCAGGGCGATCGCCCGGGCGCCCTGGAACATGGTCGGAACGATGACGCTGTTCCAGTTGGCCTCCATCTCCCGGCGAATTTCTGGGTTGTCGATCGACTTCTTGGACTTGATCAAGTCGTCCAGCACGACCAGGTTGGATCGCTTCGAGGTGATCGCACCGGCCAAGCCAGCGCAAGCCAGCGTGAAGGCGTCTTCTCCTCGGACGTCGATGTCGGCATGCTCAAAGTCAATCGACCAGAGCTCGTCGCTGGTGCGGGTCTTGGACAGTCGGACGCAGGGGAAGATCTCCTGATAGGCGTCCGAAAGGATCGTGTTCTTAATGGCGGCGCTCTTGCCGCGCGCCACGTCCACAATGAACGAGACGTAGAGGATCCGCAGCAGCTTCTTGGCCAGCGTGTGCCGTCCAATGCACCAAGCCAGTAGCAGGCCGATCACGGTGCTCTTGGCTGACCCTCGAGGGCTCAACAAGCAAGAGTCCGGCCCGGCAATGTCAAGCAGGTGTTCGTTGCTGTCCCCGGTGACAAGCTCGCGGTGCCACTCCAGCATGTGCGCGGCCGCAGGCTTGCCCATCGCCGTACAGAACGCCCCGAAGTCCTCGCGAGCCCGTTTGACGCGTTCGCTGACGACCTCGATGTCAGCCTTGGATTGCGGAACGCGGCGCGCTACGAGACGCCCAGAACGTTTGTGTGCCCTGACGAGCGCGAGATCAGCCATGGCAATCAGCGTAGCCGCTGACTACCGTTCGTCGTTCACCTGGCTCCAGAACGATTCGTAGCCCTGCTCCAGGGCTGCTTTCATCTCATCGCTCTCTGCGAACATGTCCTGCAGGATTCGCAGCAGGCGATCCGCGCCGGTAAGCAGAAGACCGCGGCGATCGACCGCCCGGGTCATGCGCTCGACCTCGACCAGGTGCCCGCGCAGCTCCTTGGAAAGCGAGGCAATGTTCCTGGCCGCGTCGAGTGGCTTGATTGGTACAGCCCCGTCATCGCCGGAGCCGACCATGCCGCCGGGGTCGCGCAGGCTGGCGATGTCAGCCTCGAGCTTGATGGCCTCGGCCAGGAGCATCTTGCGTCGATCGAGCCGGGGGTATCGCTTCTGCAGCCAACCTTCGAGCTCCAGGAAGTCCCCCTCGTAGCCCATGGCGCAGGCGTACATCCAGGTCTGCAGGGCGGAGTCGCGCGCTTCGCAGGCCAGGAGGAATCGCTCCCTCTGCCCACTGTCCAGGGACGAGAGAAAGCCAGCGACAGCCGGGGCGGACTCAGGCAAACAGTGTCCGCCCCCGGTCGCGAATGGCCCCGCGAGCGTCCGCGCTCAGCGTCAGCTTGGTCTTCCGCTCCTCGTCTCCTTGCAAGCCGATCTGCTTCTCCTGGCTCTGGTAGCCCTCGCGCTGGCCAGCAAGCGCGGTATCGGAGACGTACTTCTGTCGCTCGAAGTCGACCTTGCCTTGGGAGGCGATGCGGCGGTCTTCTGCGTCAGAGGCAATCCCTTGGGCGGCTTTCTGGTACTCCACGGCGTGCGGCATCATCGCTTTGGCGTAGTTCACATCGCTGTTCTGCTTGAGCGCTGCTGTAGCGGAGTTGTAGAACAGATCGGCACCAGCGGCCCCGACGGCCTTGTTGCCCTTGTTGCTGTTCAGCCACCCGGTGATCGAAGCGTTCAAGTCGCCGCTTGCGCCATAGAAGGAGCTCGGAGTGTTGTAATCGGGCTCCGGGGCGGGATCCGGCGCGCGCTGAGACGCCTGCTGGGCCGCCCTGGCCCTGGCCTCTGCTCGTGCGCGGCGCTCTGCTCTGCTGCTCATGGCTTACACAAATGCACCGCTGATCTCTGATTCCTGATCACGGAGCAATCTGAGGATTGAGGCGCCCATGCCAACGACGGGAGCGAGCTGCTGCGCAAACTTCGCAATCCCCTGGGGCTGGTCCATCTGCCGCAGCTGCAGCACGGTGTCCAAGTAGTTCCGCTGTTGGCGCTCATTCGAAGCTATGGACTGCGGCATCAGTCCAGGGCCGTCACCGATGAACCGGTTGGCCATCGCAAGTTGCTGGCCGCCAGTCTGGTCAAGGACGTCCCTTAAAGTGCCCCCGATGAGCTCGCGCCTGGCTCCAGTCTCCGCAAGCGTTTTACGGATGTCAGCGTCTGTTTGCGAGCCATATAACTTGCCCTGCCCCTCGTAGTCTGCGCCTCTTTCTGCAATCCTTCCCCTGACACCCTCTTGATTCAGGCTCTTTGCGTTGGCTACCGTGCTGCTCTGGAAGCGAGTATCCCTGTCAAGTTGAGATTCCGCGCCGCGGATGTTGACGTCTAGGATCTTTCCTGCCTGAGCCGGAAGCCTGTCTTCGGCTTGGAGTCCTAGCTGTTGCCTTCTGGTCTCAAGCTCCTCTGCCCTCCTCTCAGCCCTGATCTGATCCCGTCTAATTTCCGCCTGCAGGTCCCTGTACTCCCGTAGCTGCCGCTCCCGCGAGACGGAGCCAAAGGCGTCCGCAACCGAACCGATGCCGGTTGCGGCGTCACGAAGAAAACCGCCTACGCCCATGAGGTGACCCTGCCTCCCATCGCCCGATTCTAGGGGGAATGGCAAACTGCTCGCCCTGGCAAGCGGACGTGAGCTACTGGCTGAAGCCGTTGTTCAAAATACCCGCAGCGAGAGCGTCGGTGCTCCCCGTCCACGGGAGCGTGTTCGACCGAATGCGGTTCAAAAGGTCCGTCGTATCGGCAAAATCGCCCAACTGACCGTTCAACGTCGGCGGCCTGCCTGCATCCAGGAGAAGTTTCTGCAGTTCAGGCGATCCCGCAAAACGGCCACCGGCGCCCGATCCGGAAAAGCCAGACAAGTTGCTGGCCAGATTGGACAGCCCAGCGCGTACACTGTTTTGCCGGTTGACTTTGGCGTCAAACCGCCGGAGGGCAAGGTCTCCTTCGTTGCGAAGTCGGACCTGGTCCAGCATGTTGGCGTTGTTGGCCTCGACCTCTTTGAGTCGGGCCTGGTTGTTCATCCGGTTCAGCTCGCGGTTCTGGAAGGGCGTCGACTTGTAGTCCCAGGCCCCAGCGAGCAGGTTGCCAAACGACTCGGGCGTAATCACCGTCATCACGCAATCCCCGAAGACAGGGCACTGGCCATCAACTGCGCGGCAGCGGGGTCCGTGTAGGACCTACTTGGGTTCATGGCCGCGCCAAGCAGCGCTTGCATGTAAGCGTTCCTGGAGTTCAGGTCCGCAGCAATGGCGGCCCTCCGGGCATCAGAAGCATCCTCCGCTCGCTGGTAGGCCATCTGCACCGGCAGCTGCTGCCAGGCGGCCATGTTCTGCGTCTTCATGGCAGAAGCAACGCGCCGTTCATTGGCCCCGATCTCATTGCCGACGGGGTCACTTGTCAGGGACTGGATGCCCTTGACGGCGCCTGCGCCGAGAGAACCGCCTAGTGCACTGCCAGCGAGGCCGCCAATGGTCCGGCCGATGAAACTGCCGATCGGCCCACCGAAAGGAGCCCCGAGGACGCCTCCAGCCAAGGCTCCCGCTGCGCCGAGCCCCAGCGATCCGACCGCGCCGCCGGCGTTGGCCAGGGGGTTCGTCGGATCGCCGTTGAGCTCATTCATCGCGCTCAACGCGATCGGAACGCCACTCAGCGCAAAGCCCGCCGCACCGATGGCCCGCTTCTGCGCAGGGGTCAGGCTGTTCAGAAACCCCTGACGGGCCGGGATTGTGGGCGGGATTGTGGCAAGGCCGGACATGTTCTCGCTACTACAAGCCTGCGCCGATTCTAGGCGGCAGATCCTGTCCATCTTCGGCCATGTATTTTGGCCTCACCGGCTCCGTCCAAGGCACCAATTCTGAAGAGTTGGCGATCGTGCGATCGAGCTTCGGGCAATAGACGGACCCAGGGGCGCCCGGGCGGGGATCGATACACGCTGTGCAGGCATGCACGTAGTCGATGTTGTGCAGCCGATTCGGATCCTCGATCGGGTGCCCAAGGTCAGGATCGATGAGCCGGTAGCGCTCCCGGTCGTAGGGCACGTTGTACGCCTCGATGTAGTGCCAAACGTCCGCATCGCTCCAGTCCCGCAGCGGGAACAGGGCCATGGCCCCATCGGCGCGCATCACGGCGTCCACCTTGGTGCCGGCCGGGCCGCCCAACACGGCATCAGTGTCGCACTCCTTGTGCCCGATCCAGAACGCCTGGAGCGGCGTATGTGCGTTCAGCCCCTCCTGGGTCGGACGGCGTGCCATCTCAACCGCGCAGACCCAGGGCTCTTCCCTGTCCTCGCCGGCGGGACCGGGGCCGCGGTGCGTGATCCCCGTGGGGCAGGAGAAGCTGCCGCCATTCAGCCGGTAGACGTTCTGCAGTTCGAACTCATCACCATGCGACTGGAAGGCGACCAGGCTCGGGTGCCAAGAGATCACCTGCAGTCCCCAGTCCCGGATCAACCTGTCATGAAAAGAGTACCGGCGCGGCTGCCATGGCTCGCGGAAGAAGATCACCGGCGGCTGGAACCCGAGGTCGTGTAACAGGTGCAGCAGAACCATGGAGTCCTTGCCGCCCGACCACAGCACCGCGTTCAGTGGGAACGATTCGTGGCCACGCTCAATCAGCGCCAGGGTCCGATCAACGCGTCGGGAGAAGCCGTCCATCGCGTCAGATCAGCGCGAAGCCGGCGGTCACCGCAGCGCTGACGGCCGAGCCAGCTGCGACCTTGCCCAATTCGCCGGCAAGGTTCGGAGCCTTGGCTTTGCTGGAGCCCTGCTGGTACATCGCCCCAAGTTGACGAGCCCTTACGAAAGAATCGGTGTTTTTCTTATCAATTTCAAAAGCATTCTTCTGGTCTTCGCTGTCGAGGTAGTCATCCATGAACCTCGTGTTGCCGTAGTATTTCGTGCTGCTTCCCGGCCCAGTGGCCACATCAGCGCTCAATCCGCTGGTGTCGAATCCGTTGGCTGTGAAACGGCTTGCCATGACTACTTGATCCCAAAACCGGACATCCAGGTCGACGGGCCGATCGATGCGCTCTTGTCCCACAGACCAGAGATCGCCGATCCGCCGCCCTTACCGAAAAGCCCTGCGAGCCCGCTGGCGGCGGCGTTACCGAGGAGGCCGCCCGCCTTGCTTGCCACGCCGCTCAACCCCTGCTGCAGGGCAGAAGACCCGGGTGACTGCGCTGCGGCTCCGCCCTGGTTGGTGCCGCCGTACATCATCTGGGCGTTGTCGCGCTCTTGCTTTAGCCCGGCGCGTAGCTTGGTGTACCGATTCGCGCGCTCGCGGGCCGCAGCCGCCCCGAAGACCTGCCCTCCGTACGGATCGCCGTCGCCGTTCACGCTGGCTCTCGCTCTGTCTACCTGGGCATTCTATGCAGCGCCCGCGATGGGGCTGCCGGACAGCTGCGATTGCTGGACCATTTCTTCTGCTTCCTTTGCAGCGAGGCGATGCTCCTCCAGGTTGCGGGCGCGGCGCACCTGCTCGAGCAGCATCGCCCCGGCACCGGTGATCCCCAGTCCCGCCGAGGTGCCGGCCAGGGTGCCCAGCAGGAGCCTGGACTCGACGTGATTGGCGGCTGCCGTGTAGTCCTCGACGGCTCTTGCGTGGATCTTGGCCGCTTCTTCGGTCGTCAGCTTCCCGCCGCCGGGGGCCTCAGGCGCAAAGCCTCCCCTGGTGTAGGTCAAGTTGAGCTTCGCTTTGTCCTTGGCTTCCCTGAGGGACTGGAGCTCTTCGAAGCGGTTGCCGCCCGGTGCGTTAGCCAGGCGCTTGCCGGCCATCCGAAGTCCAGCTCGGCCGGCCGCGAGACCACCAACGAGCGGCAGCAGGCCGGTCAGCAGGGGTACTGATTTGCCGACGAAGTTGATTTCCGCTCCATGGATCCCATCCGGAGTGAACTTGACGAGTCCCTTGTCGCCATGAAGGAAGGCCTTGTACGACTCGTACTCCCCGGGCGACACGTCGGGGCGCTCCTGGACAAACTCCTTGTAGGGCAGCAGTGAACCGCTGCGGCCGACCGTGCGGTAGAGCCTCTCGGTGATCGGATCGGCACTCTCCTTTTTGTCCTCCTCGGTGGGCAGGACAGCCCCGTAGCCGGGCTGACGGAACAGGGTGCCCGATGCAGCGGAGGCGGCCAGGACGAGAGGGAACGCCGCGGCGAACCTCAGCGACGGCCGGGTGATCGGGGACCCCAGGGGAGCGTGAGGAATCGGCTCTTCCCACGGCAGCAAGCGGCTTCCCAGGGCTCCGTGTTGCGTCTGGCTGGCAGCTAGTACCGAGGCAGCTTCTGGAGCATTCAGGAACCACCAAATGCTCTGCAGCCCTTGCGTCGTGGCGTCCTTGGCGGCAGCGCCGGCGAACTGAGCGCCGCGGCGAGCAAGGCCAGGCCCGCGCCCCTGTTTGACGTCCTTGCCGTCAAGTTCTGGGAAGTCCCCGACCCGCAGGGTGTTCTGCCGCATCTCGGGGTCGGTCGCCCGCTGCTCGTCGAACGCCTTGAGCTTTTCAGGGCCGTACCCAAGCAGGTATTCCGGGGCGTACTGCCTGGCGGCGTCGAGGATGTTCGAGCGGCGCATCAACCACGCGAACGGATCTGCGACGCTCCCGTAGGACCTGAAGTCCGGGTCGGCCATGAAGGCCTGCTTGAAGACATCCCGCAGCCCAAGGCCCGACCTGGGAATCCGAGGGACGTCCATCAGATGGCACCTTCGCTCATGCCACCGCCAAACACCGGCAACTGCAAGCCGGGCGGGAGCATATAGCCGCGGATCCCGGCAGCGGCCAGGGTCTCCCGGCGAATCTCTTCGTCGCGGGCGGCCTGCTCGGCACGCTGCTGCTCACTCACGCTTTGCTCGTAATTTTGGTAAGCCTTATTGGCGAAGGGGCGAGCTTCAGGCGGCAATGCCATGTACCCAAGTGTCTCGGCGCCGAGCTCACTGGCACTCCTGAGCCCCATCGCCATACCGGGCGAGAGATTGACGCCCGCGCGGTTCGCGCCGGCAATCAGTGCGCCGCCGCCCAATCGCCCAAACGACTGCAGTCCCAGGCTGATTCCTAGGTCCTCCAGAAAGGTGCCGGTCCGCAACAGTGCGCCGGTGCCTTCCGGTTGGTTCATGGCCGTCATGCCAGCGAAAGCCACGTTGGGCACGACGCTCGTCATCCACTCCGCGCCGGTCTGAGGCAGGACCTCCCGACGGACCGCCCGACCGGCACGGCTTCCAGCTAGTCCCTTGAGCCCTTGCAATGCTTGAGCAGCGAATCTCATGACGAATCAGACAGCCGAGCTGGGTTGAGAGGGAGGCTGGGACAAGGCGTTGAACGCCTGCAGGCGGGCGGAGAAATCGTTGAAGAAAGGCTGCGACTCCCGACTTGCGGCCGCCTGACCAAACTCTCCTTTGACGCCGATCTGATTGAACGCAGTAGACGGCGCCTTGGTCGGCACTCCTTCCTGTGAACTCATTGAGACATCGGTTGTCTTTGCGCGCTGGTCATTCGCGGCGCGAAGCGCAGTGGCCAAGCGGTCACCGGCGTATCGGTTCTCATTGATGCCCGTGTAACGCACTGCCAGAACCTCGCTGAACGCATGCTAGGTGGACCGAAAGGACTCCCCGCCGGCTACGGAAGGAAGCCCATTTGCTCGACCTGGGGCGTCACGGTGCGCTGAGCGCCTGCAGCAGTGGCTCTCCTGCGGGCGGCGGCCCGGCTGGCCAACCTTTCGGATGGGTCAGCACTCACGGGAAGCCGCACCACGCTGTATCCAGCGTTGCCGCCTTCGCTGGTGCCAGCGAAATCGCTCCACATGGGTTGCCGGTCGCCTAGCCCCAGCTCTTCAGGATCAAATTGCGGCTCGGAAGTGCCCACTTCGGGCCTCGCCAGCACTTCCCGCAAGGAAGTGACTGAACGGAAGGGGCGTTCCTGACCAACAAAGCTGTACCCGCCCTGCTCCTGGCTGGGGCGGTTGGGAGACGTCCGAACCAGTGCAAACCCCCTGCCATCGATCGTGCGACGCATGGCTGCGTCGTAGTCGGCGAGCGTTGGATCCGGCAGGGCGCGCGGGATCGAATCGGGGTCGAACCCAGGGATCATTGGCTGCGAAGGGTCTACCGCGGAAGACGCGTACTGCCCGGATCGCGCGGCCCTCTCCATGACCTCGCCCAGTGAAGGGCCTTGCGGCTCGCGCCGGCGCAGCCAGGGGGCGCTCTGGACGCCTTTGAGCGCGCCAGGGATCGCCGGCTGGACGTAGTAAGCGCGGTTGGCCAGGGTCTGCGTCGCGTCGAGGAGCCGCTGAGTCGATGTTGAGGTCCGCAACCCCGCGCCAAGGGCAACGTCGAAGACCCCGGGAACGACTGGGCTGGCAAACTGCTCGAAGCCCCCCGTAATGGGCGCTGCGGCGTAGTCGGCTCCCTGGTAGGAGGCAATCGCGTCCAGCAGCTCCAGGGTGCTCCATCTCTCAGGATTTAGCCGGGGATCTTTTTCGACGAACTTGCGAACCCCGGGTTGGTCCGAGAGCAGGCCCACTCCCTGGAAATTGCTGCTATGGAGCCCCTTGTCCCAATCTTGCTTGGGAACCTTGATCCAGCGCTCTTGCCTGCTCGAGAGGGCTGGGACCTGGACGCCGCTGTTCCCGCCGCCTTTCTTCTTTGTTGTCCGAGGGATCAGGTAGCCAGCATCAGAGCCATCGGCGCTGCTGTAAGCGATCATTCCGTTTTCGTCCGGTTCGGACAGCGCGTATCCGGCTTCTTTTGCTTGCAAGATGTCGAGGTCGCTGGCTTTCTGCAAGGCGTTTCTGTTTTCTCTGCCGTAATTCTTGTGGTCTTCTTCTTGGAATCTTGCAACCCGCTCTGGCGTTGACAGCTGGATTGTTTGAGCATACTTGCCGCCAGTGACTCGGCCGAGTTCACCTAGTAGGGCGTCGGTGTTCCTCTTTGTTGGCCAGCCGATGCGGAACAAGTCCGTTGGGCGCCCCTTCCTGTCCAGCACGTTGTAAACCGGCAGTTCGGCCTGGACGGCATGGGTCCGCAAGTGAGCGGGAAGGGCGGCGTTTGATTGGACGGCAGCACGGACCTCGGGCAGGTCAAGCCCCTGGAAGACGGGATCTACGATGCCGTTTTCGTCTATTCTCACTGTCCGACGAATACTTCCCACGAGGCTATCTCCCTCTTGAATGTCTTCGCTTGCCTCGCGAGGAGTAAACGAATCAACCGGGAAGCGATTGCCGTCGTCGAGGGACTTGAGAAGTGTATTGCCGTCGTCGAAAAATGACCCCTTGAAAGCGGGCGTTTTGTATTTATCGTTTAATTCTCCAATGAGCTTGGCAAGCGAAACGTCCTGCTGCCTCTCCCAGGCGGCCGTGCTGTCGGGATCCATTTCCCTGGAAAAGACTGTTTCCAGGGGATCGACTCGCATTGTGCCGTACTGCCCCTGTTGATCACGAGCGGCAAGGGTCAGCATGTCGCCAGTTGCGGCGCGGCTCTCCCTGCTGTCAATTTCAACCGCTGGGGGAACGGTCCGCTCGTAGGTGTTTCCTGCCCTTTTTGTCGTGTACGGATCGCCTGCTTTTTTGATGAGTTTGCGCCACCTGGATTGCGCTCCCAGCCCCTCATACCGGCGCAAGTCTCTTGGGGTGCGGACCTCGTCGATCAGATCTTCGCGACCCGCGCTCCTGAGTGCCTGGATCACTGGACTTGGCGTTGGCTCGAAATAGCGTTCATCCCGTGGTGCGCGCTTCTCCATGGCGCGATCTCTTGCGTTTGCGTAGTCATGCAGAACGTTCTGCTCAACCTGGAGGATGTCACTTCCATCGGCCGCCAAGTTGATCAGGTAACCCCTACTGCCGTCGGGCCTTTCATAGGTGTGCACGTCGGACCTGGTTGCAGGGCTCGCTGTGTCACCAAGGGCAGTTGCAACCGGGACTGGCTGGACGGCGTAGCCGGCGGCTATTGCTTGATTGACGTCATCTTGCGAGATCCTTCTTCCTTGGTTAAATGTTCCTCTTAGCACGTCTCGGCGAATTGCATTGGCAACTCCTCCAGGCTCCATGCCGGTCTTGCGGTCAAACACTTTGGCAGGGGGTAGCTCGGTACTCCTCTTCGTGGGCCAGCCGATAAGGCCGTCTTCACCGGTCGTGGCGTACGGCAGGCGGATTGCGCCACCTTCGCCGGGCGAGGGGGTGTAAATGCTGCCCAGGGGGTTCCCTTCCGCCACTGCTTGAATTGCGCGCGCTACGCTGCTTTCCCCTCTGGCTGCGTATGTTGCCGGGTCAAACAGCAGCCCCTGAGTCGAATAGCCAGACCTTCGGGGCGCTGGCTGGCCGACGCGCGCCATGTCGGCGTCGGGATTGACTGCGTACGTGGCCGTATTGAACAGCAAGGGTTGATTTGGGTTTTCCCCCGGACTGACGACCTGCTTACTGCGCCAGGGGCCAGGGTTCTGGAAGCTTGGCTTTGGGGGTTTCGTCGAATCAAACTTTGACGGCTGCGGGTCGTAGTACGCAGGGGAATGCCTGACGGGTTCGGAAAGCGCTAAGGCCTCGAAAGCCTCTTGGGACGGCGCGGAAGGGTTTTTGAGGTCAAATTCGGAGCGTCTGACGGTTTCGGGCTCCGCTGGGATTCCCTTGGCGACTAGGTATTCCCTGGCCTCCCCTGAGCGCTGCGCATTGCGCTCGGCAAGCCGTCGTCGAATCAGCTCAGCATAGCCTCTGATTGCAGCCGGCTCGTCATACCCGGGCATGCCGGGCGCAGCGGGGCCCATAGGCCTTGGACCGAGCCTTCTGCGGGCGTCACCGGGGTCGCCAATGTCCCGAAAACCGCCGATTCGCCTCGCCATTGCCCGCCTGTCCCGCGAATTGCCGTCAGATCAGTCTATCGGCGTTGATTCCTGGGGCTTACAGCGTGTTCAGGGCCGCAGCGGACGCGCGCAAGGGTAATTTCGCCCCAAGATTCGTGGACCTGAAGCAAAAAAGGGCCCTATAGGGGCTTCAATTTTTTGTTGCGCCGCGCCACATACACCTAAACCCACCCTCAGTAGCCTGAAGGCTGGAGGAAAAAAAAGAATTGCGTGCATTCAGCGGTACACACGCGTGTCAATAGCGTCGCGAGCATGCGCAGCAGCCAGCAGAGGCGTGCGTCAGAGGTGCAGTAGCAGCCCTCGCAGGCCGCGGCGATCGCAACCGCTATAGCGCACGCAGCCTACGCCTTCAGCTGCCCACGATCGCATGCAGCAGCAGCTCACGCTACGCGTGCGCGGCATTCGCTGCGCTCATGCAGCAACAGCCGCGTACGCATCACGCGCTGCTCATGCACTCTCACACGCTACATCTGCACCTTTTGCGCATTAGCTTTACGCCTGCAATCCTTAGACGCTCTTGCACCCTATCGCACACTCCCTCGCAACCCCCTGACGCCTCATATCCACTGCGCCGCAACGCTTCTCACCTGCATATTCAATAGCTCCCCTGCACATGCGCTACGCGCGACCACACGCTCCCTCTCGCACACGCCCACGCAGCGGGGGAGGCAGAAGGAATGATCGTGAGCTCACTCAGCAGTGCACACATCTGTTGAGCAGCTTACATCACCTCGCCCGGCAATCGCCGGCTTTGCTCGTGATCCGCATCATCTCCTTCGCTGAGAACAACCCCAAGGCTTACATCTTCGGATGTTTCGCGCTGGGAACCATCCTTCGCCTGGCCATGTGCCACGGCAACTGGGGGATCTTCATGGACCCCCTCTACCCGCTCATCCACCGGGGCTAGTGCCACATCTGGCACCCCCATCTTGCCCCTGGTTCTGCACGCGCAGAATCGGGGGCTTTTCTAGTGAGCTCACTCAGCAGTGCACACGCCTGTTGAGCAGCTCAGGGACACTCTCGCCCCGGTGAAAGCCGGATTCCCTCAATGGCTACCGCTACCACCAAAGCCCAACTCGCCGAGGCCCTCGAGGCCGCCACCAGCCGCATCAGCGAGCTGGAAGCCCTCCTCACTGCCGCCCAGAGCGAGCAACAGCAGCCGACCGCTGCCGCCCATCTGGACCAGGTCCTCTGGATCCAGCGCAAGCCGCTCGCAGAGCGCACGCCTGACGGCAAAGGCAACATCGGCTACACCCGCAACGGGATGCTCACTGTGCGCTTCGCCGCGCAATACGCCTCCCTCGACAAACGGACAGGCACCCGCACCTTCGGCGTCTGGAAGTTCTTCACTTCCTACGGCGAAGTCGCCCAGCAGGTCATTGACCTGATGCGCACGGAAGACCGCCTCGTCCGAGTCCAGGCCTACGAAGAGCCCTGGTCCAGCGCTCAAGACCCCAACGCTCGCAACAGCGACTGGGTCGTCAGGGGCTTCAACCCTATCGGCCGCGGCGCCGGCGCTCCTCCGGAGCTGCCGCCCGTACCCGCCAAGGCCGCAGCTCCGGCTGCCCCTCAACCCCAGCTGGCGCAACTCGCCTTCTGAGCCCACGCCCCCGGCTCCGTCTCTCGACGGAGTGCGGGGGCTTTTTTATTGGCCCCACTCAGCAGTGCACATGCCTGTTGAGCGGGCGCCAGTCCTCTCTATTCCCGGCGAAAGCCGGGTCTCTCTGTCATGACCGAATCCCGGCTCTATGACCTCTCCCAGCAACTCCGCCTGCTGGCCCGCCGCGACTGCAAGGTCGGGCGCCACGGCGGCCTCCTCGGAGGATCCATCGACCACTCGATCGAAGCCGCTCGCGAGGAACTCCTCCTCGCCCTGGAACTCCTCCAGGACCGCCAGGCCCTAGACGTCCAACACCTGGACGCCATCGGCTATTGCCAGGAACTGGCATGGCGCAACCGCCACCAGATCCAGGCCCTCCGTCGCCAGGCGGAGTTCGAGCAGCGCCTGGAGGCCTCAGCCCCAGCGCCGCTTCGCCTCGAAGCCGCCTGACCTCCTCCCTACCGGGGTAGTGCCACATCTGGCACCCCCGGTCCCTCTTTCCTCTCGCCCGGCGGAAGCCGGTTCTCTCCAGCATGCGTGTTGATCTCACTCGAGGCGTCCTCTTGGGCGCTCCTATCGGCTATGCCATCGGGCTTTTGACCTACGGCGGAATCGGCTACCTCGTGGCCGGTCAGACCGGCCTCATCGTTGGCAGCGTGATCGCCACGGCGTTCGCGGTCGCCGGCCTGATCCTCTGCCTGCGCTTCGTTGAGGTGCTGACCTCCCCGGAGGTTCCTTTCTGATGGACCTCCCCAGCATGACCGTGCCGGGGCTCCAAGCCCTGGCCAACCGGCTGGCAGACGACTGCCGTAGAGCCGCAGCCCGCGGCGACCACGCCGCCGATAGCGCCGCCTTCGAGCAACTGCTCCCCGTCCTGGCGGAACTCACCCGCCGGGAAGAAGCCGCCGCCCGACCGCCCGGGCTGACAACCTCTGCTACCCTCCCCCCGGACTCCGTCCGGCTATCAATGTGATCACCATCACCGCCCCCAGCGGCCAACTGCTCGCCGACCAGCGCGGGCAGTTCTTCTATTCCCACCAAGGCCAGACCGTCTCGGTCCCGCCGACCTCGTGTCGCTGGGACCTGGCCGACATGGCCCGCCTCTGGGGCGACATGTGCGCCGCCACCGGTGACGCCTACGTCCTTCGCATCTCTCCTCGCGCCTCGCGTCAGCCCTGACTGACGCCCTGTAAACGTCCCCGTCCGCCGTCTCTACCTTGATGGCGGCGTGAATCGGGGATCCGCTCTTGCCTGGCTCGCCCGGGCGAGAGCTTTCATCCCTCCCCCATCCCATGATCAAAGGTTTCTGCGTCTTCATCAGCGCCGTCGTCGCCGCGGGTATGGCGGCCGGCGCTGCCGCTGACTACCAGGCTTTCCGCCTGGAGGCGCAGGCGGGGATCCCCATCCCGGCTTGCGCCAACGTCAGCCTTTTGCGGCCCCCGTGCCGCTGACTTTCGTTGCCAGCCAGCTGCGCAGCTGAGCCTGGTCGATCAGGATATCGTTGCCACGCCAAGCCACGGCGTGCACAGGGATCTCCCGCTCTGGCGGCAACGGCGGCTGCCAGCTGTACCAGCGCTTGCCGCATTCGCGGCAACGGCGCCAGCGGACCCGCCCGCCTTCCGAAAAGACGGCTGGGCGACTGGTCACCACCTCGGCGACCCCGCCGCACTTCGGGCATTTCATCCTGACTGCTCCAGCGGTCAGGCAGCTTACCCCCTCTCTCCCCACTCTCTCTTCATGATCCTCGAGATTTTTCTCGGGCGCATCGCCTATGGCCCCGCCATGGGCAACGCCCGCCACCTCAGGCGCATCGCACGCGCCGTCGAGCGCTCCCACCCGGGTGCTCGGGTCGTCCTCTCTCCAGAGGACGGCTACAGGCCCTCTCAGCTCGCCGCTTTGGCGGCTATCGCCGATGACGGCGAGCGCGCCATGCGCGAGCTGATGAACCAACCCACCACCCCCAGCACCAATGACTGACTACGCCCCCATCCTTGCCGAGCACGCTCAGTGGCTGGCTGATCCCGCCACCGGGCAGCGCGCCAACCTGCGCGGCGCCAACCTGCGCGGCGCCGACCTGTACAGCGCCAACCTGCGCGGCGCCAACCTGCGCGGCGCCAACCTGCGCGGCGCCAACCTGCGCGGCGCCAACCTGAGCGGCGCCGACCTGTACAGCGCCAACCTGAGCGGCGCCGACCTGAGCGGCGCCGACCTGTACAGCGCCAACCTGAGCGGCGCCGACCTGGGCGACGCCAACCTGCGCGGCGCCAAGCTGAGCGGCGCCAGCGGGCTCCCTGTCGTTGCTGACTCTGCTGAGCGGCTAATCGCCGCAGCGGCAGCTGCAACGGCTAAGCCCGACGCCCTCGAGATGGAATCGTGGCACACCTGCGACACGACCCACTGCCTTGGGGGCTGGGCCATTCACCAGGCGGGACCGCTTGGCGCCGTCCTGGAGCAAACTCTCGGCGCTCCAATCGCTGCTCTTCTGCTGCTTGGGCCTGAGGCTCAGTCCCACTTCTGGGACAGCAGGGAGGACGCTCTGGCCTACCTCCAGTCCGTCCTGGACAAGGCCAAAGCATGACAACTCAATCCCTATCCCTGCGCCTGGCGGACGACCTCGCCGCCAATCCCCTGACCTGGCCGGGGCTCTACCCCCGCTACGGCGTCACCAACGACGGCCAAGCGCTCTGCCCCGACTGCTGCCGGACGGAGCGCAAATGGATCGGCACCACCACCGGTTCTGACGGCTGGTGCCTCATCGACGTTTCCGTCGACTGGGGCGACGACAACGTCAGCTGCAGCCACTGCAGTAAGCCCATCCTCGACGCCTGTCTTGAGGAACCCCAGGTCGGCGCCGATGCGCCAACCGTGGAAGAACGCAACTCCCTGTCCCTCGCCTGCATCTGAAGTGAAGCAAATCTCCTATCCCGAGCTGGAGGCGCACTTCCACCCCGAAGTGCACGACAGCCTCAGGCGCGTCGCCAGCCATCCTGGCGCTACGCACCTGGTCTTGTTCCAGAACCAAGCCCTTGATTCATCCGCTCACGGCCTTTGCTCTGCATTGGCTGTCGGCCCGGGCTGCACACGCGCCTCCCTCGAAGAGGCGTACGCCGGTCACCTGAACGACCTGCCGTCCCAAAGGCAGCACCCAATCGCCCACTGCGAACTACCCATCCTCTGACCCATGGCGCTTTCCACTGGCTCCCCGCCCTGGTCCGAATGGTTCGACGGCCGCACGGCCATTCGTGACCTGCCGGCTGACTGCATCAAAGACTGCTCGGCTCGCGAGAGCGACGTCAGCGAAGCCGTTGGCCACTGGGTCAAGAAGCTCCAGCTCGAAGCCCCGCCCTGGCTGTTGCGCGAGCACCTCCGCGGCACCGGGGCCTGGGAGCCCTCCGAGCTCTGCGACCACCAGGAAAACCTGCGTCGCCTGCTTTGGATCTGGGCCTGCGACTGCCGCGAAAGCGGCCTCAACCTTCCCATCTATCTCGCTCGATGACGGCCCGCTCTGCGCTTTGCCTCTGCACCAGCATCTTCACCTGCGGTGTCTGCCTGGCGGATCTCGTCAGCCGCAACGCCGCGGACTTCTCCTTCTACCCCCAGGCCTGGATCCCTAGGCCCCACCCCTCCCCTGCGGTGGTTGAGCTCCGCGAGCTCCGCCGCCAGCGGACGCTCACTGACGCACCATGAACCTCCCACTCACCCTCAAGGTGGAAGCCACCGGCGCCACCAACGACGACCTGCTCATCGCTCTCGACGAAGTCAAACGCCTCATCTCTGAAGGCTTCAGATCAGGCTTCGACTCCAACGAGAGCGGCTCTTTCGACTTCGAGTACGACGACACCGCCTGGAGACAAACCAATGAATCCTGACCCCAACGCCCCTCGGCCACCGACGCCCCGGCGGTTCGTGTCGATCACTCGAACCGTCCATTCCAGCAGGGACGGCTACTTTCTCGATGCCATTGCCGACGACGGCACGGCCTGGTACTGCCTGTACAGTCCCCTCCTCGCCCCCTGCGAGGTCGGCTGGAAGCAGCACGGAGCTCTGCCGCCGATCAGCTGAACACCGGCTCGGCCACGCCTAATGACCGGGGGACAGCTTCCTCTTGGATGTCCGCCACCCGGCCAGCCCGGGCGCGCATCAGTTCCCTGACGCGCTCGCTCTCGGCGCCCCATCCCATCTCCGGCAGCGCAAGCCCACTCATCAGGGCTTCCTGCCACAGAGCTGCTTCGACCAGCTCCGCTAGCTCGATCTGATCGCCCGCAAACCTGTCCACATCAGGCGAGCGGGCTGTTCTCTGTCCTCTCGCCTGTCTGTGACCCCTCCTGCATGAATCCCATCAGTGCCAGCAACTGCTGAGCACCAGCTGTCATCAACGCACCACCGCCAACCACCGCCGTCGGCAGCACGCCGCGGCGGACGTACGCGTTCCCCGCGATCCCCTCATTAACCATCTCCATGAACCCGCGGCCGGTGAACTCACCTGGTCCGCGGCGCATGGTCGGAGAGTATTCCCTTGCGACCTGCTGCCGGCCCTTCTTGCTCTGCAACAGCGCTTCGATCTGGCTCTCCATCCCCGCTCCGGGGACGGCTTGTCCTGCCCCTGGAGACATGCCGCGCGTGATCCGTTCGATCACCTTCTTCCTGTCGCCATCAGTCTGCGCTCCCTCCACAAAGCTCACGTTGCGCGCAACGCCAGCGGCCTTATTGCTGCTGGCACGCTTTGCCGCCTGGGAGGCAACCCAGGAGTCCAGGTTCCCGGGAGCGCTCTGAACCCAATCCCACATTGCCGTTACCTCGGATCGCTTGATTCTAGGTGGGTTTTGTGGGTCCACTCAGCAGTACACATGTCTGTTGAGTGGCCCATCTCTCTGTTGGAAATCACCATGCCCTGCATCACCCTCGGCCCCATCGAGCTCCGCTTCAACGCAAATACAAACGGCGTCAACTGGAGCGACGTCGAACTCGCCTTCATTACCGACCGCAATCAGGCCGGCTTCGCGACCCGCGAAACAGCCCTTCGCGCCGGCTTCAAGAGCGAGCACGCCCTTGAAATTTTCGGCGAGGACGACACCACCTCCACTGCCGTCCTCAACGGCACCACCTACCACGGCAAGCGGATCACCGGACCCGACGGCCAGTCTTACACCCTGACGGCCGAGCAGGTCGCCGCCAAGGCCGAGTATGTCAAGGCCATGCGACAAAGCAAGCTTGCCGCCCAGCAGGCAGCTCAGTTCGCCAAGGGGATCGATCCCTCGATCCTCGTTGACGCCACCGTCACCGCTGAAGCCTGATCATCAGCCCCTGCCACAATCACAGCCTCGGCGTGCGTCCTGCATGCCGGGGCTTCTTTGTGAAAACAGTGACCGCTATGGCAAGCAACTGCCCTGCCGCCGTGCTACACGTCCATCGCCTGCGTGACTGGGCTGCCATCTTGCTTCGTCAAGCCAAGGCCAGCTTCGACGCCGGCGACGGCAGCCAGACAGCCGAGTCCGTCGCTGCCATCCGCGAAGTCCACCGCTCGTTTCAGCAGCGAGCCCAGCAAATCGACCGAACCCTTTCCCTATGACCATCGCCCCAGCCAAACCCGAAACCCCTTCCCTGTTCCAGCTGACGCTGGACAGCCAGGAGATCGACGGCGAACTGGCCGTCGCCCTGGCCAAGGCCGGCTCCGAAGATCCCGAGGAGCAAGCCGAGGCCGAGGCCCTGATCACCGGCCTGCTCGAGCGGGCCAATGACAGCCAGCGCATGCTGCTGCGTAAAGCCAACGGCATCTGCCAGATCCGCGAGATGCTCCTCGGCAAGGCCGAGTTTCTCCGCAAAGGCGCAGCCGAGCGCATCGCCAAGGCCGAGGCGGAGGAACGCGCCGCCCAGCGCCTGGAGGACTACCTCCTGCGCTGCCTCCAGGCCCTCCACCCCGGGCAGACGAAGTTCGAACTGCCCGAGTTCACGATCGGCTCACGCGTCAGCGAAGCCGTCGAAGTCGACACCAGCCTCGACGCTCCCGACATGCCCGAAGAGTTCACACGCGTTGAACTCAAGCTCAAACTCTCAGGCCACGGCAGCACCAAAGCTTGCGCCATCGAGCAGCTGCTGCGCGAGGTCCTCGAGGACATGCTCGAAGGCTGCCCTCCTGGCACCTACCAGTTAGCCGAACCCAAGGTCGAGCCCGACAAGACGGCCATCAAGGCCGCCATCAAGGAGGGCGCCACCATCTCTGGCGCGCAACTGGTCAAGCGCCGGCGATGGTCCATCAAGTGACCATCAAGTACCCATCAAGTACCCGTCAAGTACCCGTCAAATACCCGCAGCCCGACTTCCTGCGCGTGACCACGCCGTCGGGCCGCTTTCTGGTCACACCTCAAAGCGGCAGGGCACGGTTGGCCCTCAACCAGCTGTGCGATCCATCCCTGCCTCGTATCGGCGATGCCCTCCTGCTCTCTCCTGAGCAGGCCGCTGGCGTCGCCGGCTACCTCCAGTCCCTCTCCTTCTCTGTGTTCTCGTGGCATTCCACACCATCACGTCCGAACCCCGCCCTTCCATCCGCCACCACGGCTGGCACTTTGCCTACTACGACAAGACCGCTCCTTCCGGCCGGCAGTGTGTGGTCACATTCCCGGCAAGCATTGCCGACACCATCAAGCCAGGCTTCAGGTTCGACGAAGACACTTCTGTCCGATGGGACGACGCTCTCAAGGCGTCTGTCCTCCATCTGGACTTCGATGAGCTCGAAAACCTGGCTGAGCCTTCGCTCCCACCTGACCCTGAAGCCGGGTGGGGCGACATTGACTGTCCCACTCCCACCCCACCCGCCCAGCAGCCGGAGCTGAGCTCGCCTGGGACGGCGGCCGCGCCCAGGCCCATGCGTGCTCCTGCACACCGCAGGGCACAAGCCCAGGTGGCTGTCACCCAGGGCGCGCAGCTGCCCGCCGCCTACCTCCGGATCAACAGGGAAGTCGCCCAGGCTTTCCTCTTCCAACTGGCCATGATCGGCACCGCCGTCGGCGAAGCCCGCCGTGCCGACGTGGCACAGAAGCTCACAGCCATTGCCTCGATCCCCTACTACCGCCAGATCGGCGTCGAGCTTTCAGAAGACGACATCAAGGGCATGACCTCCCTCTGATGAGTGCGCTCTTGTGAATGCACTCAGCAGTGCACATTTCTCGTTCCTTGTTTTGTATGGAATCCACCCTCGCCCCTGTGCAAGGCAACGCTCTTGCCACTCTCCCCGCTTGGGCTGCCCCGGCAACGCCCGAGCGCAGTTACACAACCGTCGGCATCTCCGCCGACGGCCTTCTCTACATCTACGGCGAAACCGCAGCCTCCCCGGGCCCGCTTCTGCCGAGCGTGATCGGCGTCGTCCTTGACGTCCAGTTCACCCAGCTCGGCGGCACCAGCCGCTACGGGATCCGGGACTACCTGGACCTGTACCTGGGAACTGTCATCCCAGGCGAGTGCGTCGTTCTCCGCCTGCCCTGCGGGGCGCGGCCGCACCCCGAGACCGGCGCCCTGCAGACACCTTGGTCCATCCGCAGCCTGCTGGGTGCCTTACTCCTGCTTGACTTGCAGGAGACGGCAATCAAACTGCAAACCAAGCGTGGCAACACGACCACGTTTTTCAGGGTCTTCCCCCACTCCGCCGACGGAGTGGAACAACCGGAGGTCCGAGCCGAGTCCATCGGCCCGGGGCAGGACGACCTGGAGGCCGCCGTCAATCGCCTCCGCGGCCAGCTCGGGCTTCCTCTTCTCCCACTCTCAACCATTATCGATGTCTGACCACGACGCTGCTCCCGATCGCGTTTCGCGAGAGGCCCTTCAGGCCCTCCTACGGAATGCGCCAACTCCCGGAGCAAGCGACAGGAACCTGCCACTCGGGACCGCGGTACCCGTTCTCCCTCTCGATAACGCCGACTTCGGCGCCGTCGATCTGGTCGTCCTGCTCGAGCAGGTCCTTGCCGCAGCCGGTGGCGCCACCTCGCTCCACTTGCTGCACGCCAGCAGTTACCTGCTGAGCGTCGTCGCCGACGCCATGGAGCGACGGCTCGCCGACCCCGACTTCAACGACCTCAGCGGAGTCGCCGGGATGCTGTTCAAGACGGCGACTCGCGCCTTGATCACCAGCATCAGCGCCTGCGCCAGGCAGATCGATGGCTTTGTCGGGCCCCTCACTGTCATCCACGTCGAAAGCGTCGGCGGTGACCTCACCAGCCGCAAGGGGCTGATCAGTGACGGCACCCTCACGGCGCTTGGTATCGACATCGAAGCCTTCGATCGCGAGTTCAAGCGCCGCGCCTCCTGACCCACCTTCCTTTCCCTTCCTTCCACCTCCTCTCTGTACGCACCATGTCCCACGAGTTCACCTCCGGCGTCTTTGCTCACGACACCAAGGCCTGGCACGGCCTCGGCGACGTCATCACCGGCACCCTGCCGGCTGACGAGATGTTCCGCCGCGCCCAGGCCCTCTTCCCGGTCGAAACCCTTCAGCTCCACGCCGGCGACATCGATAGCCCGGCCCTCCTTGACGCCGTCACCCAGGCCGCCGACCGGCCCTTCAGCTCCCCCGAGGAGCGCGGCATCGCTATCCATCGCGCTCTTGAGCAGCACCTGCTCTCGCTCAAGGAAAGCCGCGTCGGCATCTGGCGCCCCGACGAACGCAAGATCCTCGGCACCGCCAGTCCTGGTTACCGGGTCATCCCCAACCAGCGACTGCTTGACTTCGCTCAGGCGATCCGCGAGGAAGCCGACATGGACGCTTGCGTCGTCCTGCGTGGCGGCGCCAAGGTGGCCTTCACGGCCAGGATCCGCGGCACCGACCAGCAGGTCGTACCCGGCGACAAGGTGCACCGCAACATCGTGGGCTACCTCGGTCATGACGGCTCAACCGCTTTTGGCGGCATGTTCACCGACATCCGCGTCGTCTGCGCCAACACGCTTGGATTCGCAATGACCGACGCCAGCCGCCATGGCCGGCAATTCACCATCCGCCACACGGACAACGACGTCGCCCAGATCGACGGCATCCTCCAAGACATCGACATTGCCCGGCAATCTTTTGCCGCGGTCCTCAGCGACTACCAGGCCATGCAGGCCACGCCGATGAGCGTTGACCTGTACCGCCACTGGCTGGAGCAGGTCTACCAGGTGCCCGACGTCAAGCTCGACGGCGGTGACACCCGCCCCGGCCGCATCGAGGACATGCCCCGCAAGTGGGCCCAACTCGAGCGTGCCTGGCACTACGGCCTTGGCCGCGACATCCCCGGCGTGGCAGGCACCGTCTACGCCGGCCTCAATGCTGTTACCGAAGTCGAGACCTCGATGAAGACGCAAGGCGCCGGCAAGCGCCGTCTCCACTCGACCCTATTCGGCGCCGGTGCCGGCGTCGTGCGCCGCGCCAACGAGCTGGCCCGCGAACTGGTAACGGCATGAGCACTGCATGCCCGTCCCCAGAGTTCACCAATGCAGTCGAAGCCCTGGCATCAAAGTGCTACGGGCTGGACTTGCAGGGCGGCGACGAGCGTCGCTACCTGCTGCGGGACCTGTTGACCGACTGCCGTCACTATGCCGACAGCCACGGGATCAACTTTTTCGATGCGCTCGATGGTTCCTACCAGGACTACCTGGAAGAGCTTGACTAACTCCAAGTACGTCAAAAGCCGGAACGTCACTGATCCGACCCACCTTCACCGGGCCGTCTCGTGGGCGGCCCTTTCCTTGTCTCTGCCATGACTGACACATCAGACACAACGAATCCCTTGCGTGACTATCGACTGCTGCAGTTCGCAAGGGAAATGCTGGAGCGCTTTTCTAAAGAAACCTACGCCGGCCGCCTGCGACGCAGGGAGCTCTTCAACAGCGACCGCACCGCTCGCAACATCCTCTCCGATTACGACTTTGACGAGCTCGACGAGGAAGCCCAGCGGCAGGTCTTGCTCAACCTTGAGGAGATCCCAACCCTGGCGCCTGCGGCCAGTGAGGCGCTTCTACTCGAGGTCGCACGCCAAGCCCTCGGCTCGGACAACGCCCTCAACATGAAGTACTGGCACAGCGATGGCGATTTCGGCTGCGCGCCCGGCTGCGGCACCTCTCACTGCATCGCCGGCTGGGCAACCACCGTCGCCCGGGAAGCAGGGGTGCTCCTCGAGAACGAGTTCGGCACACGCATCGCCGGCGCCATGCTCCTCGGCCCGGAAGCCACGGCCCATTTCTTCGACAGCCAGGAAGGCGGCGAGCGGTATCTCCAATCCGTCCTCGATCGCAACACCTGATCACTCCTCCTCTTTGTTCCCTCAATCTTTCCTCATGGCCAAATTCCAACTGACCATCAGCTCCGATTACGTCAGCGACTGGAGCGCCTACGAAGGCGTCCGTGAGTCCATCCAGAACGCCCTGGATGGCAGGGATGCCGGTCATCCCATGCACATCCGTCATAACGGTGACACCCTCAACATCGCCAACTTCGGCGTCAAGCTCGACCGCTCCGTCTGGCTGATGGGCAGCACCAACAAAGCCGGCACCGATGCCCGCGGCCACTTCGGCGAGGGGCTCAAGCTCGGCGCTCTCGCCCTGGTCCGCGCTGGCCGCAAGTTGCGCATCGTCAACGACGACGAGGACTGGCTCTGCACCCTCGAGGACTCCAAGGCCTTCCCGGGCCAACAGGTCCTGACCGTCACCACCCGCAAGCGCCCCACCCCACTGGGTGCCTTCTCGGTCCAGGTCCTCTGCTCCGAGGAGGAATGGAGCAAGTGGCAGGACTCATTCATTGACCTCAAGCCCAAGGCCTTGAAGTCCATTGCCGCCGGCGGCGTCCAGATCCTCACCGATCCCACCGAGCGCGGCCGCTGCTACGTCAAGGGCATCTTCGTGGAGGAGAAGCCGGACCTCTATGCCGGCTACAACTTCAACCGCGACGTTCGCACTGATCGCGATCGCCGGGTGATGAACTCCTTCGATTTCGACTTCCACGCCGGTAACGCCTGGATCAGCGCCCTCACTGATGGAGAGATCACTCCTCTCGGCATGCTGGCCATGCTGCAATCAGCGGCGCCAGATGCCAAGGCAACGGGCGATCGCTACTGCCCCGCTTCCGGCATCGAGGCCGTCGGCAACGCCTGGACTGCCCTCCATGGCGCTTCTTCCGTACCTGTCCTCGATCAGGCCGGCGCCACCGAGGCCGGTCACTACGGCCGGATCGGCATCATCGCCAGCCCCGCAACCTGTGCCTTCCTTGACGATCACCCAACGCTGAGCCTCAAGTCCCTGCGGGCGGCGAAGCGCAACGACGTCACGGCCACCTACGGCCTGAGCGATCTCACCTACGCCGAGCGCGCGGTTTACCAAGCCGCCATCGAAGTCATCACCCCCACGCTCAACTCCATGGGCATCACGCCCATCGCACCCCGGCTCAGCCTCGTCGACTTCCAGTGCGACGACGTCCTGGGCCTGCATCGCTTCAACCGAGAAGAATCCGTGCACCAGGTCCTGGTCGCCCGGCGCACCCTCGACTCTCTCCCCCGCTTCCTGCAGGTGCTTGTCCACGAGATCGCTCATGATTTCGGCGGCGACGGCGAGGTTGCGCACGAGCGCGCCGAAGGTGAGATCTTCTCCAAGGTCATCAGCCGGCTGCTCGATGCCGCCCTGGTCGCATGACCGGCGGCGCCTTGCGACAAGTTGGGACGCCCTGCCCCGACTGCGGCTCGATCGAGCGCGGCCCAGGCGCGCAGCAATGGTCGATCAGATCGATCGCATCGAGCGCAGCCTTGCCGTTCTCAAAAGAAACCTACCCCCTGTCAGTCAATGAGCGACCACCTGCCCCCGGGCTTTCACACGACGCAGCTTGACACCAGCGAAGCCACCACGGTCTACGTCAATCGTTTGAAACGCAAGGCGTACCGAGTCAAAGCTATCGGCGAAGGGCTCCTCAGACTTCTTGATGCAATCGAAGACGAGGAATGTTTCGCGTCAGACGCTCTTGCTTCTATTGAAAATCATGGCAGAGAGCTGCACGACCTGTCAATGATTGCTCATACCGCTGACTTCAAGTATCTCCATCACGTTCTTCACTCCTGATTCATGTCCCGTAACAACTGGACCCCCGTGGTCCTCGACTTACTGCACCTGCTCACCGAGGAGGGCGGCGCCCGCCTCCTTTGGGTTGACGACGGCGGCAGCACCACGCACCTGCCACCGCCTTCCCCCGATGCCGACCGTTCGTCGATCCGCCTGCAAGCCGCCGCAGCTATCGCCGCTGTCGATGCGTCCACCCTGCAGATCATGTTGGACGGGAAATTAGCCCTGCTTTCGATCGTCCTGGGCAACGAGCCCGAGGAGATCGTCCAAGACTGGGTTGCCCCCAACTGCACAACCATCTACTGGATGCTGGAAGCGATCACCCGCAAGTTCGCCAGTCAGTGGGAGGGCAAGATCTGCCCGGTCATCCCCGACCAGTACCGCTGGTCGCATCCCTACGCCTGGCTCCAAAGCGTGTCAGCGGAATGGGACCGCGAACGACTTCTACACGAAGTCCATCGCCTCGCCTTGCAGCACGATTCCGATTCACTGCAAGACCTCTATCAGGGCGAAATGGAGAGAGACGGCTACTACGACCCACTGCCTCAGGCGACATGACTTCCATATTCGACAAGGCCGACTACCGGGATCGTTGCCGCACGCTCAATCGCACCCCCTCGCAAGCCGGCTTCTGGTAATACGTCCTTGAAATCCGCCACGGCATCCACCCGCTCCCGTCCTCTCATGTCCCTCGCTCACTCTAATCTCCACCCGCTGGCTGTCCTCGGCAAAGCACCGCACCCAACCGGCCGCCTGCGGGGCTACTGCAACACCACCTACGCCGCCCTCTGTGCCCTGCTCGGCAAGCCTCACGAGTTCGACCTCGACAAGGTCAACGTCGAGTGGGCCTTCCTCTGCAACGACGGCACGACCTTCCACGTCTACGACTGGAAGCTGCCCGCCATCCCTGAAGACCCGTACGACTGGCACATCGGCGGCAGCAGTGACTCCGCCCTGGATGCCTTCCGACGCTTCACGGGCCTGCCCGTCATCCATGCAAGATCTGTTCTCTGCCTTCCTTCCTCTCGTGCCGATCAACAAAACGACAGCCCTCAAGCTCAAGGCCAGCCTGCTTGAGCATCGCGTCCTTTCCGACTTTCACAGCCTGCCCAGAGCCGACCTGGTGCAAAACATCATTCACGGCGCTGGCCTTGCCACAGCTCTCATCCCGATGATGGAGCGCTACAAGAGAGACCACAGCACCGCCAAGTGGGGCATGCACATGGCGGTTGTCGATCCCGGCGAGCGGGACTTCTGCTTTTGGCATGACCGCTCAGAGGCCATCGACTCGGCCTACGCCCTCATCGAGCTGAGGCCAATGACCGACTACGTCGGCACGCTTGATACGTGCAACTTCTCCAGGCTTTGGTGGTCCGCCGGGGGAGCTTTCTCCAGCTTCGCTGGCCTGCTCGCTCCGGACTGGCACAAGGTGTACGACGCGATACAGCTCAAGGACCGGTGCGACGGGCGCGCTCACTGGGGCGATCAGGCCCGCAGGGCGTTCGCCCAGGCCTTCGACGAGCGCTGGGCTGACGACAGCCTTGTGCTGCAGCCCACCGTCAAGGCCGACGAGCGGTTGTTGCGCTTTGCGACGGCACCGCGGATCAATCCACCAGCCACTGTTGCTTCTGATTCATGAGCATCCAACACACCATCACGGCGGTCGAGGGAAAGATCAGCCTTGCCCTCGAAGCCCTCGATCTTGCCGCTCACTTCGGCGGCACCTGGGGTGAACATCCCGAACACGAAGTCGGCGCCTGGGCCGAAGAAGTCGCCAACGAAGACACACGCCTGGGCTACTGGGAATGGGTCGCCAGCCGCATCGACAGCGGTGACTTCGACCTCGGTGACGACGACACGGACAACGGCGTCACCGAAGCGCCAATCCCGCCCAAGATCGAGGCACCAGGCTGGTGACTGACCACGACCGCTACATCCAAGCAGCCCGAGCCAAGTGGGGTGGCGACGGCGACATCTGCATTGAGGACGGCGACGTCGACACCGTGACCGACAGTGAGGGCGCCTGGGTTTCCGCGCGTCTCCTTGTGAGGCGCGACGAGCTCGAGCCCGCTCCAGGCCCGACTTACAACGTCTGGATTGCGGAGCAAGAGGAACTTGGGTTGGCCCCGGGTGGCACCTTCCTTGGCGACAACTGGACCTGGACATTCGACCAGTCCTTCACCTGCGATGACGACCCCGACGGCAAGGGCGCACGCCTCAGCGCGCACGCCTACGCACGCTCCCTGCGCAACATCTACCCCTGCGCCTTTGTGGCCGTCAGGCCCAGCGGCAAGTCTCCACTGCCGATCAAGCACTTCACTGAATCCTCTGCTCCTCATGCCTGAAGAACCCCTCCTCTACTGGCTCGTCAGTGGCCGTATCCCCTACGACGATGACGACACTCTCTACGCAACGCCAGGACGGTGCACCAAGACGCAAGCCGAGAATGACTACCGCGGCGCCATGATTTCCATTGCGTTGGAATCCGACGACGAAGAAACCCTTAGGCGGGTAAAGCTCGACAACATCACCGCTGATCAGCCGATGACCGACGGCGTCATCGTCACAGCGTTTGCGTCATCTGATTCACCGATCATCATTGACGGCGACTTGTTCTAGCCCCTTTTCTACCGCTTCCTTCTTTTCCTCTCATGGACCCTTCCCGCTACGTCGTCCTGGACTGCACGTCCGGGACGTTCTTCAACGCAGCACACGCCGTGCTGATTGATGTCGATGCCCTCCCCGAAGGCCTCGAAAAATCGATGCTCAACGAAGGCAGCGACACCGAACGCCGCGAACTGGCCGACATCCACGGCATCGACCTCGAGACCTGGTCGTCACCGGGCAGCAAGGAGGCCCGAGCTCTCGACGCTGTGGCCTCATTGCTCGACAACGAGCAGTGGAGCTCCGACCACATAGAAGCTGTAGCCGACATGGTGCGCGATACGGGCCGCGCCATCGGCGACAACTTCCATGCCGATGCACCTTCTGAATCCTCTCCTTTTTGAACCTCATGGGCTGGCTATTCGACACTCACCCGACCTCCAAGGCCAACTACGTCAAGGAACTCTTGGCGCGCAACTTCACATCAAACTCACCCTGCGCCTTGTTGGACCACTCGCTCCGAGGCAACTGCCTCTGGATTCTGGCCAAGCCAGCAGGGCAAGAGCCCTTCATCGGCCTGTTCCTGCTGGAATGCCACGACGGCTGCTGGGGCTACAAGGACATGGACGAATCCTGCGGCCCCTACTACCACAGCTGCCCGCTCAGGTTCCTTGAGCAGGCGCCGGAGCCTCAGGGCTGCAACCGCGACCACGCCGGCAGTGGCAAGAGCTGGCGGGACTTCGTCCGCGAGCATCACGCTGCACTCAAGCAGCAGCGCAAGCGGCCGAGGCCTGCTATCGGTCAGAGGATCCGCCTCGATGGCGAACGCTTCCCCGGCTACGAAGCCACCTACACCGTCACTGCAGATCTGGGCCGCAAGGGCCTGCTGCTCAACAACTACCTCCGACTCAACGCCCGCCAGATCAAATGGGCTGAGCTGGTGCAATCCCCCGTCCCTCTCGCGGCAACGTCATGAGCAAGCGCTACACGCACTACTTCGACGTGCGCCTGGCTAACTCGTTCCAGTCCGACATTGAAGACTTTGACGAGGCCTTCGACGCCTGGTGCGACTCCTTTCCCGACAAGCTTTCTCTGCGCGAAAAACTGCTGGTTTCCGATGAAAGCACCATGTCAATCCTCAAGGGAGTCCTTCACAGCGACACCTGCGTCAATCAAGACACCTCCGCTCCGGCAGCAGCCGCTGATAACAAATGACCGGCCCAGTTACCTGGCCCGTCTGGTGGGCTGGCAACCAGTCGGATGGCTCCGCGTCCGTTCTTGCGGCGCAACCGTACACGGGGCGATACCCGCAACATTTCACCCACGTTTTACGGCTTGCCGCTCCAAAGACCCATCGCGGCTGGTTGGAAATGGCCGTTGATCTTCGCACTCCCGCCCCGGCAGCAGCCGGTTGATCCAATGCCTCGTGACAACTTCAAGCACGGCTACCCGCTCATCTACAGCGAGGACGCCTATCCCCCGCAGACCGATCCAGCCATGTCTCGTACGCAAGTGTTCGCTGCCCTGTCCGCAATCAACTCAGACAGCTACCGGCGCGAGCGCCAACACCTGCGCCAAGCGCTGTTCTTCCAGCAACGCGAGGAGCACTTACTGGCCGCTATGGACCGACTGATTGCCAAGCAAGGCGGGCCGGCCCCGCAGGGCAAGCGGCCATGAGCGAATCCCTCAAGCCTGTTATCGATCAAGTCATCGAGCTTGCCCTCGAAGGCCTGAGCTACTACCGCCAGGTCATCGGCGATCCCGATGCCTACCCCGGCGCTGACGAAAACATCCAGCTCATCGAAAGCCGCCTCCGAGAGCTCGACTCAGACTTCGCTTTTGCGTCTCTTGTCAACCGAGAGTTCTCCACCTACAGCGAGAGTCAACGCGAGCTCATCGAATGCGCCCGTGAACAGCCCTACGTCTGCGATGGCCAAGTCGAGATCGACGACGCGGCCATCATCAACAGCTGCGATGGCGGCGCTTACGTCTCCGGCTGGGTCTGGGTTTACGACGAGGACACGGGTAACGACGATGAAACCGAAAACGAGGATGACAACGATGACTGATTCACTGGCCGACGCCATTCAGGTGGCTCAGATGGAAAACTGGGCGCCAGGGCTCAAGCGGGACTACATGGCTCGCTTCGCTGCCGGATGGGACTTGGCCGCCAACGGCACCTGGTTAACGCACGACCGTGACGCCAAGGGCATGCGCCTCACCGCAGCCGCCTGGGCACGCGAAGGCCATCCCATGCCCGAGGACCCCGACTACGCCGAATGGCATCGCGCCTTCTACCACCACGAAGCCCTCGACTCCGACGAGGACGAACCCGACCCCTATCCCAACCGCGCCATGTACCAGCTCCCTGCACAATCAGGCGGCGAGCAGCCTCAGTTCACCCGTCATGACCTAAGCGGGCCGTACGCCAAGCTCGCGCGTCATATCACGGCGATGCACGAAATCATCCGCCTCGCGGTTACCGATGACCCTTATCGGGCGAAAATCGCGGAGCACGTCCGCGAGTGCATGGAACTGATCTGCACCCAGGAGAAATGGATGCTGAACCCTGTTGCCGTTGTCAACCCCAGCCCAGCAGGGCGGTCTTCCGGTGAAACCTTCCGCATGGTCGATCACGGTTCAGCCCTCGGCTCTGGTCCCAGCCAGGGCAGGGATTTCCTCGATTCCGATTTTGTCCGCAAGCAGCGGGAGATGCACGACCGCCTACGCACCGACGACGACACCGCTGAAACCAGGGTGACCGACAGGTAACTGCCAGCCCCTGACCCCAGCTCCAGCCTCAACAACCAGCCCGATCTGCGCAGGCAACAGCCGCGGCAGGTCGGGCTTTCTTGTGTCCTCTCAACCTCTCATGAATCTTTCTCGTACCGCTTCTCACTTCCAGCGCGGCATTCCTCTGTTCGGCCGCGGCAACAGCAAGCTCCCGGATTCGACGCTGACCTTTGCGCTGCCATCTGGTCATACCTGCCCCGGTGCCCTGCAGTGCCTGGCCCTGGCGGACCGGGAAACCGGCAAGATCAGCGACGGCCCGCAGCAAACCTTCCGCTGCTACGAGGCCTCCATTGAGAACTTCCGTCCCAGCGTTCGCGCCAATCGCTGGCGGAACTTCGACATCCTTCGCGGCCTCAATCCCAACGAGGTCACCGACCTCCTGCTAGCCGGTATTGGCGCCGTCCTCGATCACAAGAGCACCCACGTCCGCTGGTTCACCGGCGGCGACCTCTACTCGGCCGTTCTGCGAGACGCCATCTTCCAGACCTGCCGCGAGACCAGGGGCCTGACCCACTACTTCTACACCAAGAACCTGCCGCTGCTCGCCCCCTCCTACGAGCGCGTGATCGACCTGCCCGACAACCTGCGCGTCGTGGCATCCTGGGGCGGCAAGTTCGACTACCTCGCCCCTCTCTTCCCTCGCACCGCCCGGGTCGTCCACACCCGCGCCGAAGCCGAACGCATGGGCCTGCCGATCGACACCACCGACCGGCTGGCCTGGCAGGACGAGCCCGTCCATTTCTGCCACCTCAGTCACGGCACCCAGCCATCCGGCAGTGCGGCCGCCCAGGCCATCGCCTCTCGCCGGCGTTCTGGCGACTTCACCGGTTACGGAACCAGCTACAAGAGGCAGCTTGCTGCCTGACTCGCTCAAGATCACCAGCCACTGCCTGTTGCGTCTCTGCACCGCTCTCGCCCTGGAGGCCGAGGGACTCGCTCATGGATTCCCTCTGGCCACCTTGGAGCTCAACCAGCAGAGCGGCCGCGACTTCACCGCCAAGCAGTGGCTGCAGATCCTCGAGCCCTTCTACGTCCAACGCTTCTCCCCCAACGATCCCAGCTTCCGTCTCGTATGACCAACACCTACTCGATTACCTGGGAGCGCCCCTGCCGCCGCTTCGGCTTCACGACGATTGAGGACTGCGCCAGCAGTGAAGACGCCGCGGAATACTTCATCGATCACGTCCGCGGCAAGGATCCCAAGGTGCCAGCCGACGCTGAGATCTCAGCTGTCCGACTGGCGAAGTCCAGCTGACCCGCCCTGGTCGCAGCTCAGCGATCGTGCTCCAGGTCCCGCAGGCGATTCTCGTGGTCGCCCAGCATCCGCTGGATACCCTCGAGGATCGTCCCGGTCCTGGCTTCAAAACGGCCAAGGCCGTTGGCGATCTTCCAGAGAGCGACAACGCCTGAGCTACCAAGAGCCACCAGGGCAATGATTGCTTCTGGGCCCATCGTCGGCGGTGCTGTACGCGTTCCGCACATCCTAGGAATCGCGCTTTGGCGAAACCGCTCCGGCGGCAAGCGGCCCAGCGTGCCTGCCTAGGCTGCTAGCTCTGGCTCGCGCAATGGGCTACCTTCGCATTCACCTGGTCCATCGCGATACCCGCGAACCCGTGAGCGCCAGCGGCTTGACTCCCTGCGTTCTCCCTCACGAGATCGACCACGCCAATCAGCACCTGGAGCAGCGCCAGCTGCCCTGGATCTGGGTGCCCACCACCGACGACCTGCCCCCATGCGGCTGACGCTCGACTCCTCGCTCTTCTCTTGCGCTGCCTCCTTCACTGGCAAGTACGGCACCGACAAAGGGGTCGAGATTGCGCCTTTGCGCGCCGGAGACCCGGAGTCCGGCGTCACTGTCGCCGCCTTCAATCGCGGCGCTGTTGGCATGATCGGCTACGACCCAAACGGACGTGGTGACGACAGCATCCTGCTGTTCCCAAGTTCCAAGTTGACCTTGGCGACCAAGGGCATCAAGATTGCCGATCGCGACATCTGCATCGAAGGCGACGACGTCGCTGACCTCACAGCCCGGGTGACCACCTACTACAAGGCCCACAACACCCACAAGGATTTCAAGGTCACCGCCTCCAAGGACCTTCCGTGCTACAGGCCCGCTATTGCCGCAGCTCTCGATCGCTGGGGGGCCACTCCTGCTGTCTCCGCGACCGCCGGTCGCTACGACCTTGGCTTACTCCTGGCTGCTGTCAAGGCCATGGTCGACGATGGCGACTCCCTGGTCATTTCCGGATACGACGGCGGCCCCTTACGCCTGCAGCGAGAAGATCTTCAGATCGTCGTTCTGCTGATGCCGCAAACCGCGCAGCCCATTCCCACCGCCCCCGACTGGCTCGCTGAATACGCCGCTGCCCACTAGCCCATGCATAGTGCTTGCCAAGGCAGACAACCGACCTATGCTGGCGTGCCCCCTGCAGCATCTCATGAGCTATGCCTCATCAATCGTTGCCCTGAGCGAGAGGGTTTCCGCCTTTTCCGCCGAGGGCAAGGACTACCTGCAAGCTGAGGCTGCCATCTGCGGCCAGGAGCCCGTGACTGTCTTGCTCCGCGCCTACGCCGACAGCGTCGCCGCCAAGGCCCTGGCTGACCGGAACCCAGGCGATCGTTTGATCGTCTCTGGCGAGGCCAGCCTGCAGCAACCGGATGGCGACGTGCCGATCATCACGGCATCCGTCGTCTCCAGCGCGTTCGATGACCAGTATCTCAACGAGGTCGTCATCGTCGGCCGCATCGGCAGCGACGCCAAGGACGCCGAGAGCGGCAAGTCAACCCGGCGCTCCGTCGCCGTGAACCGCTTCTACCGAAGCCCTGACCCTGCGGCCCAGGAGCCCATTGAAGTCACCGACTGGTTCTCCATTCGTGCTTTTGGGTTCACCAAGGATCGCTTGACAGCTGCCGATGTTGGAGCGCTCGTTGAAATCAACGGCTGCTTCACCCAGATGACCAATGCCGAAGGCAAGCCCTACAGCGAAGTCAAGGCCCGCATGGTCCGCGTGCATCGCGGCTCCAAGGGCGGCAGCAACCCCGCTGCTGGTACCAGCGCTGTCGGTTACGACCACGAGTCCTTCCAGGGCCAGCCCGACGAGTGCCCGATCAACTGGTAGTGCCTGCGTTTTTCGTTCCTTCAAGCAACCCTGCTCCAACCCATGTCGATCTTCCCCAGCAACTACGTTCGCTCCGACCAGGACGACCCCGCGATCCCCGCCAAGTACTTCGACTTCAAGAAGCTTGCTAACGGCGAAACCACCACCGTTCGCCTTTGCGGCACTGCCACCAGCGGTCACTGCATCGCTGGCTACAAGTACTTCACAGCGGATGGCAGGCCCCGATGCTTCCCCACTTGGCCTAAGAACTACATGGACGACATTGGTCTCACCTATGAGGCCAAGAAAAACGGGACCGAGGAGAAGGCTACGCCGACTTTCTTCCTTGCTTGGGCCTGCAGGCGCAAAGAGGCTGACGACTATCAAGTCCTCGAGATTGGCCAGTTCAAGGTTCGCGAAGCCATCGAAGCCGTTCTCGGTATCGAGGACTATGCCATCGAAGACGGCGAAATGGCCAATTTCTACCTGACCGTCACTCGCCGTGGCTTGATGCTCGACACCAAGTACGACGTGACGCCCGTCCTCAAGGCGCCCAGCGCCGCCGAGGCCAAGCATTGGCGCTCTCGGGCTTCTTCCATCTGGCTGCCTGCCCTGTTTGAGGGGGGAGATCCTTTCGAGGGCCGTCCTTCGGGTGTCAGCGCTCCGTCCTGCGAGCCCTTGACCCGCCGGGATGAGCTAGGCGCCGACGAAGAAATTGAGCAGCCTGTGACGAACCTCACATCCGTTCCAACCGAGGGCTGGTAGTAGGCGTCCGTCATTGTGCACTGGGTCGAGTCTTCCCTGGCCTTGGCCCAGTGCTTCACTGGACTTAGCTTCCTCCTGTACTCTTTCTCTTCCTTGTCTTCGCCTTTCATCGTTATGGCATCAGCGACTGAGGCCACTTCCGGCTTAGCCTCGCAGTCACCTCCCGTCAGCCCAACGCATGAGGAGCTTCTGGCGAACCTGGTGACACAGCTCGGCTTTCCGTCTTTTGCTGTCCCGGTAGCCCACCCTTACAAGCCCGGCTCCAAAGCCTATGCTCAGGCTTTGTTTCTTCCGGCTACTGCCTCTCACCTCGCTCCCTCCGTCTTCGGGGTGCTCCGTGGCAGTGGTCAGATTCTTGATGCCCCCGGGGTGACGGAACACCACATGAGCGACTGCGCTCTTTCTCTTCAACACAACCTCATTGCCGTCCTTGTCCTGCGACCCGACGATCCTGCTCGCTCTGCAGCGAGCCACGCGCAGCTCTGAAGTCAGGGCTCTCCTGAACCGCCATGATCGTCAGAGCGTCAACAGCGCTTGGCAGCAGCTGAGCCCAGCTGAGCGCGGCGCCTTGCACCTCTGCCGGCTATTCGATGGAACCATCATCCTCGACCCAGAAGGGCCTCTCCCCGAAGCCTGTCCCGACCGAGCTGAGCGAGCTGACGAGGATCCGTGAGCACCTGGCCGCTCTGCTTGCCCATGCTCAGCAGCACGGTGAGCAACAGAAGCAGATCAGCCGGCACCTGTCTGACGTTGCGCGGCTTCTCGAGGGATTCACCTCGGGCGGCTCCTCGTTCCAGGCCTACCAGGTCAGCCCCCTGGTCCTGGTCTATGCCGCCATCTTGGGTCCGATCCTTGGCGATCGGATTGATGGCGCCCTCCCCAAGGAGGGCGACTACCTCGATGAGATGACCAAGGGAGCGGCTGTCATGGCTCGCCAGCTTTTGCGCACTCTCGACGCCTACCAGGGCGAGCGGGGCGTCATCGATTACCTCGAAGCGAACTGCGGCGACATCAAGCCGCCTGATCAGGCGAGCGCTAGCGGCTGATCGCGATCGCTTCTGCTGACTGCGGCCTCCTTTGCGGGAGGCTTCTAATTTCGCGTCTCTCCAGACTCGCTACATTCTCCGAAAGAGGAGGTGGAGGTGACGCGGCCGACCCGGTTCGAAATCGATGGTGTCCGTCACTATCGAACCGGCGACCAGCCTGATCGCTTCTACCCTTCTGTCACTGCAATTCTTGGCAAGACCGCCAGCGCCAAGTCCAAGCAGACTCTTGAGCAATGGAATCTCAAGAATCCCGGCGGGAATGTCGCTGCTGCCCAGCGTGGATCAATCATCCACAAAGCCTGCGAAGACTACCTGCGGGGCAAGGCCGTCGACGTCCCACCCCACCTCCTTCCGTACTGGGATGGCGTTGCTCCCCATCTCGACGCTTTTGACCATTTCATCTGGTCGGAGAAGCCTCTGCACCCCAGCTGGGCCTTCTGCACTGGAGATGACGGCATTTCGCGCATCTGGTCCCACAAGCACGGCTTTTGCGGCTGCCCGGACATCGTCGGCGTCCGCCGGGGCATCGTCACCCTTTCTGACGTCAAGTCAAGTAACGGTCGCTACTGCCGCTACTTCCCCAAGGGCGACCTGAGCCGCGAGTTCTACGGCGGCTGGATGAAATTCAACAAGTGCGCTCTTCAGCTGGGCGCCTACGCCATTGCCCTGGAAGAGACCCTCGGGATCTCGGTTGAGATGGCTCAGATCCTGGTCACAACTCCTCAAACCACTCAATCCTTCCTGCTTCGCGGACACGAGTTGCACTCCTGGCGCTACAAGTGGCTGCAACGCGTCGCCGACTACTACCGCTTGGTCGCCCTTGAACAGGAGCTTGCTGCCCTGCCGAGCGCCAAGGCGAGCGAAGTGAAGACGCCTTCTAGCATGGGCGAGAAGCTCTTGATCGCCGCATGAACAACCCGCAGCAAGGCGGTGCTCCTGATGAGCGCCAACGCGTCCTGAACAAGCACAAGGACCGGGCCAAGAAGATGATGCGTCGCGGCAAAGACGGTCAGCCCGCCGATCAGCAGCAGGGCGATCCCAACCTCAAGGCCGGCTATCGCCCCGGGCAGCGACCCAACCAGCCTTCCGGCGCTCAAGGGCAGCAAGGGGGCAGCCAAGGGAACTCCGACCAGCAACAACCCGCTCGAGGACGCTGAGGTGGGCCCATCCGTCCCGATCGCTTCAGCTCCGCGGTTGCCAGCAACGTCGACGCCATGCGCATGGCCGGCAGCAGCCCCGACCTGCAGACAGCCGTCGCCGGTTCGCTTGCGGCTCTGGGGTACTCCGTCCCTGGCCTGTACAGCACGATCGACTGGTTCACCGGCGACACCAACGGCGTCAACTCCGGCGAAATCCCTCTGAACGTGCTGATCAACATGCTCCCGATGCTGACGACTAGCGCGGGCTTTGCCGCTGGGGCTACCACCGCGCCGGGGTTCCTCTCCTTGGTCGACCGCCATGCACTTGATGACCGGCTTGAGCAAACACTCGACCAGCTCAAGGACCTGAACGATCTGCAGCGCACCAAGGGGACTCAGCCCACTCCCAGGATGAAGCAGGACATTGCTGACCTTGGGCAGAAGATGAAAGCCGAATACGACGTTGCAAACGCCGCCGTCATGGACAAGGCTCGAGCCATCGCTGCGCGCCAGAACGCCTCCTCTCCGGCCAGCGAACAAGAGGCGGTTGATCTGATCCACCGAATCGCAGGACGCCGCGGCGCCTACGGAGCCCTGGCCGGCGCGATCGCGGGTGGGGTCCCAGCCGTCATGATGATGCGGGATCAGGAGCAGCCGCAGCGCTCATGACCCGCTTCGCTGGCGAGCGCATGCAGAAGGCCATGTCGCAAGGCGGCACGAAGGGATCCTTCACTGCCTCTGCCACCAAGGCCGGCATGGGCGTGCAGGAGTATGCCCGGCATGTCCTGGCTCACAAGGACGAGCACAGCCCTGGCCTGGTCAAGAAGGCCAACTTCGCCCGCAACGCCAGCAAGTGGAGCTAGGGGTCGACTTTTTCCGCAGCGAGATCCGCGAGCTCTTCGGTGGTCACTGATTCCGTCTTGGCCATCAAGTCTTCCATCAACAAAGACCAGCCCAGCGGCTGCGCCCTGAGGCCCGGACAATCCCAGTGCCCAGCCAGGTGCTCGTAGGCGAACTTGCGAGCCATGAGCTCATAGGAGTCAGGCTTGTCCCCGGAGCCGTCCCATGGGCGCAGCCCGGCCGACCAGAACGTGACGGCCGTCTGGAAGTCCCTGGCGCAGATGGCTTCGTGTACGCGCTGCTGCGCCCTTATCTCTTCCTGCTGTTCGTCCCAGCTCATCCCGTTGAAGCGGGCCGATTCAGCCTCGAGGAGCTCCTTGCCTGTCACGGCCGCGCCATCGCGAATTGGGTTCAGCTTAACCGTGGTCTCCGCCCGACACGGCTTGCGTTCCGTCTGCCACTCCTGTAGAACACCCCTGTATCCCAGGCCTTTTCATGGTTGACCCCAAAAACCCCTTCCGCTCGTCCAGCCTTTCCCTCGAGGCCGTCTCTGCTGGTATCGCAGTCCTCGTCCTCATCGTGATCCTCGGCTTCGGCGGTTACGGCTGGGTCCGCAACGTCGGCAAGCTCATGAGCGGCGACTGCGGCCAGAACACCGGCTGCATCGCTGTTCGCGCCATCGGCATCCCGATGGTTCCGCTTGGGGCCGCTGCTGGGTACTTCTGATCGTCGAACAGCTGCTCAACCCCCGTCCGCGGCGGCGGAGGAATCCAACCATTTCTTAATCACTTCCTCCCTGCCAGCGCAGTAGAACGCCTGCTCTGCGTACCACTGCCAAACGTCGCAGTGGTTCTTCGAGACGTTGCACGGAGCGCAGGCTGGCACCAGGTTCCCCTTCTGCGTTGTCCCGCCCTTGGCCTTCGGGATCACATGGTCAAGGGTTACTTTCTCTGGCCGGCACCCGCAGTAAGCGCAGCACCCGTCCCAGGCGTTGACGATCTCTCGCCTGAAGCTGTTTTTGGTGACACGCTTTGAGACTAGTTCCGATCCTTCGATTCTGTGAGACACAGGCTTCCGTCTCGCTGGTTGCCAAGCGCCATCCCAGGCTAACGAGGGCGGCTCACCCTCCCAGCCATCTCTCCGCGGCGGCGCGAGTCGCAGGGTCCGCCAGGTTCCGCACTGGGATCCTGTGGCCCTCGGCGGTGCGGATGGCGTGGCCAGTGCCACCGATGGCTTGCGCGCCTGGTGACCAGACCACGAACTTCTCACGAGGCGTGTCGAGCCTGGGCCCCAGCAGCACCAGCACGTTGCGGGCGTTGTAGTTCCGTCCGCCCGGGCGGTACGGGTCTTCATACTGCCTGGCGATCGCATGAGCCTGCTCCCAGGTTGGGAGCCGGCTGGCGTCGAAGACACGTCCCCCGACGTACTGGGGATCCGGCCCACGAAGATCATTGGGACCAGGCAGGAGGATTGACAGCGCCTCTGGATTGGTCACCAGTCGCGATGCAGCCCGATCCGCGCCAGGGGCTCCGCCATGAACAATGCGCCCGCCGCTCTCGGCATGCTTCTTGCCGATCTGGGAGATCAGCTCAAGCACATCCGGTGGAGTCGTTCTTGCTCCACCAAAGGCCCAGATCGGCCCAGTCGGCGCTGCAGCGGCGGTGATCAAGGCGTCTCCAGCCATGCGAGGGGTCGCAATCACGCCCTGGCTTGGCAGCTGATACAGCAGCTGCTCCATCCGGCCGTTGTCCAGGCCGTTCTGGCCCATGTACCAGCGCAGGAACTCCGGCGTCCAACGTTCAGTCTTGGACAGTTCCTCCGCCATGGAGGGGTCGACCATGCGCTTGCCGGTCACGATCACCGGCTGCCGGCGGCCATCCCTGTCCGTGAACAGGACGTTGGCGCCAGGCTCGAGGCCTCGGCTCAGCCCTTTGCGCAGCGTCGATGTGCGCAGACCCTGGATGATGGCATCCATCGTGGTCGCCGGCGTACCCGGCGTGCCATAGAACTTCCAGCCATCCGGCCCCTGCCGGGTGTACTTGAAGTTCATGGGCATCTGAAGTGTCATGCTGTCTCCGGCCAGCTGCTGGCTTGCGGCAGCCATCGATCACTTGAGCCCCGCAGGGCGTAATCGGTGAAGCAAATACGACCTCCCTTTTCGGTCCCTCGAGCGGCCAGCACGTCTCGCGCATGCTGTATCGAAAGCACGGGCAAAGTCGACGGGTCCTGGATGTTACTGGCCCAGAACAGCCCTACATCGGGTCCACCATCGACCAAATGGTCGCCTTCCGCGTACTTCCTGGCAATCAGCAATGCCAGTTCTTCGCCTGCCATGCGTTTTTCGACGGGCATCACCAGCTCCAGTTACAACTCCAGTACCCCGGCGTCGTCTTGTCGTTCTTCTCGCTGCAATTGTGGCGTGACTTGAAGTTCGCCCGGCGATCCTCGTCGCCATGGCCGCCTCTGCCGTGCGGACCGTTGCGGTAGTTCTGCATCGATGGGTCTCCAAAGCGCACGATCTTCGGGTCACCGTCGTTGTCCTTGACCAGCACCGCGAACTTCTTGTTTCCGCCAGGCGTCCGCTTGGGTTGGTTGTAACCCTGAAAGACTTCGCCGGCGTAGCGGATGGTAGTCATTGCCAGGTGCCGTCCAGGATTGCTTCGTCAGTGCTGACGCCCAGCGGTAGCAGCTCACTCCTCCAGAGCCCTGATTCCACGAGGTAGTCCCTTGGGTCGCTACCTGCAGGGTGCGCAAGGTTGTCCCATGCGCGCAGAGCTTGCATTTGCGGCGACTCAGGCGGCAGCTTCGAGATGCGGTTCACCAATTCCGACAGCCCGATCGCCGCGGAGACCCACTCCTCTTCTGTCCCATGCGGGTCGGCCAGTGCGGCCATGAACGGCGCTGCTTGTTCAGTGAGGGCGTTACCGGCGTAGCGGATGGTGGTCATCAGAAAGGCAGGTCGTCTTCAGCCAGGGCTCGAAGATAGGCGAGCTCCAACTCCCGCTGGGCTGGCAGGATGTTGTGCCCGACTCCAAGATGCCTTGCTCCATCCCACTCTTCCGTGGCTTGCATTCCCAGCAGGTTTCTGCGCATCACGCTAGGTGCATTACTGCTCCACATCATTGGCAGACTCGGATAGGCCGGGTCGTACATACTGCCCTCCGCCTCTGGTCTATCTACTGGAGTTTGATTCCGCCAGCTCAGGCCCGCATATTCAGGGTTCCCGGTGTAATGAGGTACCCCATTTTCGTCGTAGTAACCAAATTGAGCCTTGGGATTGCTAGCGGCAATCTGTTTGGCCTTCTCCAAGTACCTTGCAAGAAGTGCCTCCGCAAGTGGTTCGCTTGGAGCGCTCAGATACTGCGAAGCTAGTCTTGCGTACGAAGCGGGAGGCATGGCTACTCAACCGTTACGGCAATTCTAGCGCTGCTGTGATCTACCATTTTCAGCTCCTCCCAGCCTGCTGAAGCTGCGCCTCGAGCTCACGGATGCGCCGGTCCTTGGGGCTCTCCATCCCGAGCTGTTGGGCCAGCAGGGAGCCGATCGCCAGGCCGCCCATGATACCCACCTCGTCACCAATGAACCGGCCCGCAGCCCGGCCAACATGCTCACCGGTCACCGCAGGCGCCGGATCCAGCAGTGATCGCAGCGTCTCGCCAATCGGGCGATCGGCGCCAGGCAGGAGGTCGTCGCTGCCCTTGTAGTGATCGGCCACCCTGTTGATGGCCTCGTCGATCGAGCCTGCTGACTCCTTGGCCATCACTCGCTCGACCTGCTCGTACTCCTGCAGCAGGGCATCGAGGATCTTCTGCCGCTGCTCAGGTGGCATCGACTCAATCCCACGCATGGCGGCGGCTCCCGTCCTGCCGACCTTGACTTGCGGCGCCACCCGGGCAAACGTCTCGGCCGTCAGGCCGTACCGCTCAGTAAAGGCAGCGGGATCCTGCGCGGCCTCGCGGGCCATGCGCGCCGAGGTGTCATTGATCAGGCCTTCCTGTACGGCCTGCTTCATCATCATCCCCTGGTGCTTCAGGCCCTCGGCTGTCGTCTCCGAGCCCATCAACCTGCCCACCATGGCAGGCATGCCTTCCTGGTTCCTGAGGGCGCCGGGATGAAACTTCTTGCCTGCCGCGGCGCCAATGCGGCGACCCAGCATCCCTATCCCGATACCACCGGCAATCGCGGCTGCTGTCTCCAGCGCCGTCTGCCCCCAGGGCTGATCGCTGCCAATCTGAGAGGCGCCTGCCATCAGGCCGCCCATCGTGCCCTCGAGGAGCTCTTCTCCCAGGGGGTCGGTCAGCAAGAAGCCGATCAACCTGCTGCCCGCCATCGGCGCGCCTGATGCTCCTGCTGCCACCGGTTGCTTCCTCTGGCTGGCGCCCGACAGGTCCAGCTCCAGCTGGCCAGGCGATACTGCAACTCTAGGAACCTCAGCAGAGGCCTCCGCCGCGGCCCGCCTGAGGTATTCCACCAGGGCCTCGTGATCGCCAGCGAGGGGCCCATGCTCGCCTATGCCGGGCACCGGCAGGAGCGACCGAGCTGATGCCTGGTCATGCACGCTCGGCCCCTGGGCAGCAGCGAATGCCTCAGGGCTCAGCGGATTGGCGGACTTGTACGGGCTGGCGAAGCGCCCGCCCTTGCGGGTCACGTCCTGCAGGCGCAGTGAGAGCTGCTGAGCGCCCATGAGCTCAGCCTCCCGCCACCGGGTGGGGCATGTACACCCCCAGGTCGATCACATCACCCAGCAAGGAGACGACCCGCATCGGCAGGTTTCCGCTCTCCACCAGCCCGTACACTTCTTCGCCGGTGACTTCGCCGGACATCAGCCCCTGGCGGATCCCTTCGTAGAGGGCCAGGTCCTTCACCGACAGGTCACCCTGACGTTGCCGGAGGCCACCCAAGTTGTTCCGCGCGTGCTCCTCTTGCGTCATCTCGCGCGCGTAGGGCGGCGTGCCCTGCTCGATCAGGTGCTGAGCCAGGGCAAGCCCACCAGCGCCGAGTGCAGCCCCGGCCCCGAGCGCGGCTCCAGCCATTCGCATGCCGCTCATTGCCTTGCCTCCTGCCTGTCCCTATCGGGTGCCACCAGCGCGATCCCGGCGCCGGCGCCCAGGGCCCCGAGCAGCGCGGCCCCGGCCATGCGCCTGGGGTCGTGATCGTCATACAGCGCCTGCAGGCTCATGAGCAGCTTGTCGTTCAGCTCCCGGTTGACCGCCGCGGCCGCATCGATCTCCGCAATCTCCTCTGCCGTGAAGAGCCTTCCCTCGGGATGCCCCAGCCTCTCAGTGATCTGCCGCTGCGCATCCTCGCTGGGCACGTCGCGAAAGAACATCGGCAGACCTTCGATGTTCACCATCACGCCATCGCGGGCGGCGCGACCGATCGCTGCGGCGGTGCCGCCCTGCAGCGCATCAGCGACTCGACGCCCGAACATCCCAGCTGTCAGACCGTCTGCCGACTCTAGCGGCCGTCACCAGGCAGCAAAAAAGCGGGCCTTTCTCAAGGGCCCGCTTGTCCTCTCTGTTGGTCGGCTTATGGCTACCGGACCTCTGCCAAGGTACCACATCGGTTCACGCCACGGCGCTGCGCGTGCTGAAGGCTTCCCGAACCGCCTCCTCGTCCAGGTTGACCGCGACGCTGAAGGCTTCCACCAGTTCGTCGCTGAAGACCCCCGTCGTGGCCAGCGCTTCCAAGGCCTCCTCGGTCAGCCCCATGCGCAGCCGCAGGGCAGGGGAGACCTTGGCGTTCTCCAGCTCCTCGAGCGGCCAGGTGTAGCGCGCTGGGGCCGGCTCTGCCTTGGGGTCCTCGGCGTCGCCGCAGCCGATCGCTCGCTTGCCCAAGTCGCTCATCGCCTCCAGAATCGGCGCCAGGTGCTCGACACCTGCATCAGACCGCAACCAGGACGCAACCTCATCAAAGCTCAGGGCATTGCGAAACTCTCCGGTTTCGTAAAAGCAGACCAAGGCATCCAGCGTGATCCCCAGCAAGCGCGCTAGCTGACGGTTGATCCCTGTCGCCACCTTGAGCGGCTGCACGCGATGGCGAAAGTACTTCTGAGTCGTGCCAATAGTGATGCCCAGTTCAGTCGCTAGCCTGCGCTCACTGAGCCGGTTGCGGATCATCGCCTGCCGAAGCGCTTGGGCAAAGCGCTCGACCTGAGCAGCCTCTTGGGCTGTTGCCGTTTCAAGCGGGGCGGTAGCCCCGGCCTTGTCTTCCAAGACGCTTCTCCTTGACGCAATGAATTGTACCAACACATTCAATAGCGCTCGACCTGTCATACAACCGGTAGCCGCGTATTTGCTGCACGCTTTATTTCTTGACATCGTGCAACTTTCTTTTATTTCTCATCTGTGTCTTAGCTTTGAATACTGGTTGGCGCATGCGTCCGGCTTCAGCCATACTGCTGCACGCCGCAGCAATCGCTTCGCATGACACCAAGACCATCCCATCCGCCCCGCAGGCTTTCGAGCCACGGGCCTTCCGGCAAGAACGCCTCCCCCGAGATCTCCAGGACTTATGCCGCCTGGCTCAGGATCCAG